CAAGCCCCAGCGCGTCGTCATGGGGTCAACGACTTTCAGGAACGCTTTGAAGCGTGTGCCGCTGGGGTTCTTCAGGCGTGTGAGTTCGTCAAACACAACGCCGTCAAAATTTAATTTTTGTTCGGCCAGCCACTGCAAGTTGTCGTAGTTGGTCACGACCACCTGAGCGTTGCTTTTGAGCGCATCCAAGCGCTGCTTAGGTGTGCCAACGCACAGGGCCATGCTGATACGGTCTGCCCACTTAGGGCGCTCAACAGGCCACACGTCTGTGCAGACGCGCTTAGGCGCCAGCACCAGCCAGCGCTTGACGTGGCCGTCGCGGATCATCTCCCACATGGCCGTCAGAGTGATGGCCGTCTTGCCTGCACCAACGGGCGCGAGAATCATCGCCCTATCGTGTTCGTACAGGAAGTCAGCGGCTGTCTCTTGATATGGTCTTAGCGCAAGCATGGGAAAGCCTTATTGACGCGGTCAATTACTTGCATACATTGGACGGCGTCCATGTGTTCCATGTGCGCTTGCGCCTCTGTCATTTCCATAGCGCCTTGAAGCCACGCGTAGGCTTGGCGGCGCGTCATTATCTTGCGCTTCCAAAGCAAGTCAAACTTAGCGTGCGCCATACCCCGAGCAAGCACAACATCATTGGCCACGGCGTTGTTATGTAAGTTGCGCAAATTAGACGCTAACTCTTTTAACCCACTCATCCACTTGCTCCTTAGTCCAAAGACATGCGTAGTTTTGACGCAACAACATCATGTCCATTTCAAATAATTTTTGTAGTTCGCTTAATCTGCCGCCTTTGGTTTTCAATTCCACAAACCAAGTTTGGCCATCGGGTAAACACGCAATACGATCGGCTACGCCTTTGCGTCCAGGCGACGTAAACTTCCACGTGCGGCCACCGATGCGCTGCACCGCCCAATCAAAATAAACTTCAACTTCTTTTTCTCGCATGCCGCGAAGTATACATGTAAAAAACATTTGCACAACAATTATTTTTGTGCTAACATCAAAGTTCATTAAACGAAAGGACAGTAAAGTGAACGAACCAGCATTTCCAACAGGAACAGGCGTAACGCCTTACAAATCAGGCATGACACTGCGCGACTACTTTGCTGCGCAGGCTATGCAAGGCATGTTTGCAAGCGGTAATTTGCCACAGTCAGTGCAAGACGATGAGCTTGCTTTTGCCGCCTACAAGATGGCAGACGCAATGATGAAAGCGAGGGAAGCATGAGTGCAACCATTTATTGGGAAGCAATTGACCCAAATCCAAAATCTCTTTATGTAATGGCTCCGTCTTGGTTTATGGAATGTTTGGAGCGTGCGGGCATGGATTTACCACACACTTTTAGCGAAGGTGACATCCCTGTTTTGAGAGGTTTGGCCGCCGCCATGAATGATGAAAAAAATCCATTCAAAGAGTTAATTGAAGCAATTCAAGAAAATGGCGCTGTAAATGTTTGGTATCAATATTGAAAGCGACGGCGAAATAATGCTTCATTCAAATATCGTAGGCGGCTCGACAGCCAAGCGCGTGATCAACTGCCCAGGCAGTGTGGCGCTGGTGCAGAAGATGCCGCCCAAGCCATCAAGCGAACACGCAGACCGTGGCACGCTCTTGCACAATACAATGGAAGAGATCCTCACGTCAGGCGAAGCGCCAGAGAAGTTTATCGGCGCGCGCTACAAGGATCAGATCCTCACGCAAGACCTCATCGACGAAAAAGTCAAACCCGCACTGGAGGCGCTAGATGCCATCGACCCCGCACAGACCATGGAATACGAAGTCGAAACCCGAGTTGGATTTGGCGACTTGTTGCCTGGGGTTTTTGGGTCTACTGATCTTATTGGTCGTATTGGTGATCGAGCCATTGTATTGGATTGGAAGTTTGGCGACGGCGTCATGGTTGAGGTTGAAGAAAATCCTCAACTGATGTTCTATGCCGCTGCGGCCATGCGTACCAAAGAAGCGCAGTGGGCGTTTGACGGTGCGACAGAGATCGAGATGGTCATTGTGCAGCCTCCCGAAGTGCGTCGCTGGGTCACAACGCCTGAGCGCATCGCCAAGTTTGAGAAAGAACTTGTCGTCGCAGTCAAGACAGCATTGAAAGCTGACGCGCCAATCGCCGTTGGTGACCACTGCCGTTGGTGCGCGGCCAAGCCGATCTGCCCGAAGATGACTGGCGCTGTCGAGCGTGCGCTCAAAGTTCAGATCGAAGCATTGCCTGCGCAGCAGATCAGCACGTACCTCAAAAACGCTGACATGCTAGAAGCATGGATCAAAGACTTGCGCGCTCTTGCTTTGCAGATGCTCGAGTCAGGCGCTAAGTTGCCCGAATACAAACTGGTGGCCAAGCGTGCCATTCGTTCATGGTCGGATGAGGAGAAGGCCAAAGTCGCCCTCTTCGCATACGGCCTCACAGAATCTGAAGTGATGGAGACAACTGTCGTCTCCCCGGCCAAGGCCGAGAAGGCGTTGAAGAAGCGCAAGATCGGCCTACCCGAAGACCTCGTGGTCGCCATTTCTTCAGGTAACACTTTGGCAAGCGCGGATGATCCACGCCCCGAAGTGATGCTCCTGGGTAAGCAATTATCTGCTGCCCTTTCTAAACTTCAGTAAGGACTTAATATGTCAAATTTAGTAGCGTTCTCTCAAGCTGGTTTGCCAGCAGTTTCCACTTTGTCTAGCGCTTTGCGTTCGATTCAAGCAGACGTTGGCCCAGCCGGTGTTGTCATCCTCAAGATGGACAAGACTGGCCACTGGGTGTTTGGTGCAGATCAAACCGAAGTCGAAGACGACGCCAAGTGGGCCGTCAATCCTTTCTCATTCGTGCATGGCTTCATCGCTTGGGGCGACGGTGAAGTGCTGGGTGAGAAGATGACAAGCGTGAGCAACCCGTTGCCTGAGTTGGATGAGGCACCCCCTCAAGCCAAGAAGGGCTGGGAGACTCAAGTCGGTATGTCACTCAAGTGCATTTCAGGCGAAGACAAGGGCATGGAAGCGCGCTTCACCACCACGTCAGTGGGCGGCAAGCGTTCTGTTCAAACCTTGGCTGTTGCTTTGGCCGAGCAAGTTGAGAAAGACCAGACCAAACCTGTGCCAGTGATTCGTCTCAAAAAGGATCACTACAGCCACAAGTCCTACGGCAAGATCTACACGCCAGTCTTTGAGATTGTCGAGTGGGTAAGCATGGATGGTGAAACCCCTGCTGTTGAAGCTGAGGCTGAAGAGCCAGCAGCACCAACACGCCGCCGCCGTAGCGTCTAAGTTTCTGAAGCCCCGTGACAGGGGGCTTTGGAAAGGAGATGTGTATGACACAAAAAACAGATGTGGCTATTGGTGTTGATGTAACCGAAGAGGGCACGCATGTTGTAGCAATGCGGCTTCGCCCAGACGGGAAAAATGTGGTTATTTACTCGCAATTTCATCCGTTGGTGTTGCCACAGCGCAAGCCGCTGACTGACGAAGCTATTGCAACAGTTTATTGGGGTGCTACTGGTCAATCATTACGACCACAAGACAATGCGCTTGCGCATAACTTTGCCCGAGCCATCGAAGCCGCACACGGAATCAAATAATGCTTTGGCTTGATTTTGAAACCCGCAGTACATGCGACCTACGCTCGAAGGGCGTATACAACTATGCGCAAGACGCAAGCACCGACGTGCTGTGTATGTCCTACGCGTTTGACGATGAGGAAGTGGTGACTTGGGTACCGTCCGAGCCATTTCCCGAACGCGTGCGCAACTACACCGGCCAGATTAGGGCGCACAACGCGGCGTTCGAGCGTCTGATTTTTTGGTACGTGTTGCAAGTCAACTTTAAGTTGGAGCAGTTCTACTGCACGGCCACACAAGCCCGCGCCAACTGCGCGCCTGGCAGTCTGGAGGACGTTGGCCGCTTTGCTGGCGCGTCCATGAAGAAAGACCACAGAGGCGCGCAACTCATTCGCCTGATGTGCGTGCCGCCGTTCAAGGACTCGCCAGAACTCATGGCCGAGATGATCGCTTACTGTGAGCAAGACGTGCGCGCCATGCGTGCGATCAGCAAAGCCATGCGCGATCTGTCAGACGACGAACTCAAGGACTATCACGTCAACGAGCAGATCAACGACCGAGGCGTGTTGGTCGACGTGCCGCTGTGCCACGCCGCAGTCAAGTACGCGTCAGACGAACTGATTGAGATCGAGCAGATCGTCAAGGAAGTGACAGGCGGCGCTATCACGTCAGTCAGGTCACCCCGCATGCGTGAATGGGTCTGGGATCGCGTCGATGAAGAGGCGCGCAAGCTGATGCAGAAAGACGACAAGGTCAGCATCGACAAGACCGTAAGAGCCAATCTTTTAAACTGTGATGGAGTACCACCTGATGTTCAAGAAGTCATCCAATGCGCAGACGACTTATGGGCGTCGTCAGTGGCGAAGTTCAACCGACTTGCGTGTCTGGCAGATGAGGAGGATGCGCGGGTACGCGGAGCGTTCGTATTTGCTGGAGGCTCGGCAACAGGTCGAGCAAGCAGCTATGGCGCACAAGTTCATAACTTCACGCGCAAATGCGCTGAGCAACCTGAAGAAGTTCGGCATGCCATGGTCAGAGGACACGCAATCGTGCCTCGGTATGGAAAGCGCGTTACCGATGTTCTCAAAGGCATGCTCAGACCGGCCCTTATACCAGCTAAAGGCAAGCATTTGGTTGTTGCCGACTGGGCAGCGATTGAAGCCCGCGTTAACCCGTGGCTGTCTGGCCGTGGGGACGACAAGCTGGAACTCTTCAGGACAGGCGAAGACGTATACAAAGTCAACGCCGCCGCCACATTCAACTGCCGAGTCGAAGACGTTACAAAAGATCAGCGACAGATCGGAAAAGTACAAGAGTTGGCTTGTGGATTTGCAGGTGGTGTCGGCGCTTTTGCCGCTATGGGCAGGGCTTATGGGATTAACTTACCTGAACCTGTCGCTAAGCGAATGGTGGATGGCTGGCGCAGGGCTAACCCTTGGTCTGTACCTTATTGGTCGAATCTTGAGGACGCTTACACCCGTGCGATGAGGAACAAAGGACGCGAGTTCAAGGCTGGCCGTATCACATATTTGTACGATGGTCAACATTTGTGGTACGCGCTCCCATCAGGCCGCATTTTGTGCTACCCCTATGCCAAATTGGAATCAGAGGGCATCAGTTATGCAAAGTCGGCATGGAAGCCCGCGCAAGATGCAAAAGAATGGCCACGCGCCCGCCTTTGGAAAGGCTTGGCGTGTGAGAATGTGACGCAGGCAGTCGCCAATGACTTACTGCGCCATTCGCTCAGACAACTCGATGACGTTGTGCTTCACGTGCATGACGAGATCGTGCTTGAGACGGCAGACCCAGACGCTGCCGAAAAATTAAAACGTGTGATGTGTACAGCGCCAGCGTGGGCCGACGGCCTGCCCTTGAACGCTGAGGTCGAGACGATGGCTCGATATGGTAAATAATTTTGTTACAAAGGCAACACAATGAATTTTCTTGATTTTTTAATGTCCTTGGCACCCGAGGGTGAGACAGCGCTTATCGTGCGTCAGAAACCAATTGGCAAAGAACTACAGTTCCACGCAGACGGCGCAATCAAATGCACATGGCCTGCTATGTTGCCCACCGCACGCATCAAGCCCGACTGGGCGATCTATGGCAACACTGCGTCGTTCATTGTCGACCGCTTCAAAGATGGCCACGTGTCAGCCAGTGCGGCCAACTGTGAGTACGTGCTTGTCATGGTGCTTGACGACGTGGGCACGAAGGCGGCCATACCGCCGCTTGAGCCAACGTGGAAAATCGAAACGTCCGAGGGGTCTTTTCAATGGGGTTACGCCTTCTCAGAGCAGCCCACCAAGGCCGACTTTGCCGCCGCCATCAAAGCCATTGCCGATGCCGGTTACACCGATAAGGGCGCGATCAACGCCGTGCGCAATTTCCGCCTTCCAGGCTCGATCAATCTGAAGCCTGACCGCAACAACTTTGCCGCCAAGCTGGTGGAGTTCTACCCCGAACGCGACTTTACCCTTGAGCAGATCTGCGAGGCGCTTGATGTGACGCCCGCGCCCGCTGACTCAGTGGGTGTGCGTCCCATCCGCTTGTCAGACGATGGCGCTGACGACGTGATGGCGTGGCTTAGTGGCCAAGGTTTGCTATTGTCCAAACCCAATCAAGAAGGCTGGGCTGGCGTGATCTGCCCCAATTCAGCCGAGCATACTGACGGCAACCCAGAAGGCCGTTACATGCCCGCCAATCGTGCATATTGCTGCCTGCACAGCCATTGTGTTGACTTTGACTCTTCTATGTTTCTCAAGTGGGTTGATGACAATGGCGGCCCCAAGCATGCGCCTGGCTTGCGCGATGAACTGTTGGCCTCGGCCATGGACCAAGCGCTCTCCAAAATCACGCCCACCGAAGCATTTCCCGATGCTGGCGCTGCCGTTATCGCTGAGGTCGAGCGCAAGGAATTGGGCCGCGTGGAAAAAGAGGGCTGGTATGAGCGCTTTGCGTACATTCAAGACGACGACGCCTACTTCGATATGAATGACCGCCGTGAGATCGGGCGCGGTACGTTCAACGCCTTGTTTCGCCATATCTCATGTAAGTCAATTCACAATCAGCGCAAGATCGAAGCGTCAGTGTGCTTTGATGAGAATCGCCAAGCCAAGGGCGCCAAGACCCTTGTGGGCGTGACCTACGCCCCTGGTGAGACAATTCTCTGCGCCCGTGAGGGTTTGGTATACGGTAACCGCTGGCGCGACGCCCGCCCACCGGTGGCCGTCGGTGTTGACCCCACCCCTTGGCTTAAACACGTGGAGCGCATGATCCCCGACGCCGCCGAGCGTGAGCATGTCCTCAACGTCATGGCCTTCAAGGTGCAAAACCCTAACGTGAAGGTCAATCACGCCGTGCTGCATGGTGGCCACCCAGGCTCAGGCAAGGACACCATGTGGGCGCCGTTCTTCTGGGCCATTGGTGGCGAGTCGCTGGCCAACGTGAAAAAGCTGGACAACAAAGATCTGTCCACCCCATGGGGCTACCACCTTGAGTGCGAGGTGCTGATCATTAACGAGTTGCGCCAACCCGAGGCGTCAGATCGCCGCGCCCTTGAGAATAGTTTGAAACCGGTCATTGCTGCGCCCCCTGAGTACTTGTCTATTCAACGTAAGGGCCTCGCCCCCTATGAGGCCGTCAACCGCTTGCAAGTGGTGGCGTTTTCTAATGAGCGCATGGCCATCACAATCCCCTCAAATGACCGCCGGTGGTTTGTTTTGTGGTCTGACGCCCTCTGCATGGACGCCGCCGCCGCCTCCCGTATGTGGGCCTGGTACAAGGCTGGCGGCCTTGCGGCCGTGGCCGCCTGGCTTGCGTCGCGTGACGTGAGCGCGTTCAACGCGG